GACCGAAACTCAGCTACCAGGTCCGATGACAAGGTCTTCGCCTCTGCCACAGGACAACTGAGGAGATCAAGCGTAGATCTGTACTTAGTGTACAGGTCTGGGTCTAAGATGACAACGTCATCTCCAAGGATGTAGAAATCACCATCCCACTCCCTCCCTAAAAGGCCCTGTAAAAGGACCCCATGGGTGAGAGCGAAGGAAGCAAAGCTCGGGTATAACCCGAGTGGCTGCCCTTTGGTCCAGGATACAACTCTGGATAGCCCTAGCTCATACAAAACATTATGTGGTAGTGCCTTAGGAAGGCGCCACATACCCTTTGACACCCGAAAGAACAGGTCCACATCTGTGGCATCAGGAAGCAAGTGTTTTAGCACCTGAATCTGAAGGTCTAAGGGAAAGTAGTCAGTTGCACCGGAAAGGTCAACTGAATAAACTACCTTATGTTGAGCTAACGCTCGCAAAATCGCAGCATCAGCTTTGTCTTGCTGATATGTGCAGTCCCAAGGCAAGAGTTTCAGGCTGTCAAACAAATGACGGCCCAACGGCTGTAAAACCGCTTGGAACACTCTGCCGGGGTTAGCAACGGCTCTGAGCTTAAGACCGGGCTCTTGTATTAGGCCAATCTGGCCGACATATAGAGGAGCATCGATTGAGGGCTCTTTACCGCTATGAACACCTCCAAGATGATAGGAGGCCTGCACCATATCCACTTCCGGCTCAAGCCCTCTAACAACGGGACTGAAAAGATGCCAGAAGTCGTGAAGCAGCCGTAGGCCACCCTCCGAAGAGAGGAACCTTAGGCTGTCAATCACGCCCTCCTTCTCGGGAACTGTGCCGTGAGGCAAAGGAGCCCGTTTAGAAGAAGAGGGGAGGTAGGACAGCAAAGACTTGGCCTTTGGTAACACTCCCTTTCGGGGGTGTAGGCCACTAAGCTGAAAACCCTCAGCAACTACCTCTGTCACCGAGGGTGGGATAGTGACAGCGCAAGCTGTCACACCGTAGAGGAACTTCCGTGCTTGTTTCTCGCTCACGCGAGGAGCCACGAAAGCAGTGTATAGGTTCAAGAGAGCTAAACAACGCTCAAACTTGTAGTTGCTTTGAGAAGAATATCTCTCAAGAGCTCCTAAGGTGCCCCCAAAGAAGAACTTGGGATTCCGGCCCTTCCTAATCCACTGTGAAGCAGGAGCCAAACCTGCCCGTTTCCGGACAAGGTCTAACTTAATCTGCTTAACCCTATCTACGGCCCATTCCGCACCAGAACAGTCTGCCCACCGAAGTACGAGGTGAACAAACGGTACGCTGATGCTTGAGGGTACACCAATAAGCCGTGCGCGGCGCAGAATCTCACCCTTATCTTTGGCTGAAATAGCCATAACCGTCCTCCTTTTAGGATGTGCGGAAAGATAGGTACGAGGTCCACTCGCCACCTAGGTAGTCGTACTAGCCCGCACCTACACCGTACCTTTATCGGACCAAACACGGTCTACCGTGAGGATGGTAGGTTTCCCTCTAGCCGAAAGCTCATCGACTTCGTCTCTCGTAATATGGATACGGGGGTAGATTTTAAGTATGTAGGCGTTCAACGCGCCCAGGAACTTGTCTATCTCCTCGAATTCCATTTCGGAACTGGTCACTGAGCACAGGATTGAGGTATATCTTTCTCCTTTTTGGTTTTCCATTTGGTCTCCTTAGGGGTTGGTTATAGG